CGGACATGAAGAAGAAGTACGGCTACTACTGACCGGGCTCCCGGTGGCGGCGTTTCCACCGCCACACCTCAAGCCGGCTCATCGGATACCAGCCGCCTGCGCGTATCAGGCTGACAGGGCAGCGCTTCCAGAGGGCACTGCAGCCACCGCATCGCCAGATACTCCCGATGGGCCCCTTAGCAGTCCACGTCTCGCACATGTGGCGCTCTGGCGCGGCGTAAGCAGTGCTGCCGCTCTCGTTGTCGTTCACGCAGCCAAGAATGCCAGCGTGAGGCGGTGACCCGTGGCCTACACCGGCATCAGCACCGTAGAGACCCGCGAAGCGGCCTGGCTGTGCGTCTCAACGGACTCGCTTCCGTCGCTGCTGACCGCCAGCGGCGGCCCGTGGGACGTGATCCAGGCCTTCTGGACGAGGACCCCGGCGACGCAGAAGACGCAGGTCTACGTCATGTCACTGGACCTCCAGGACGTCCGGTCGGCGAACATCCGGATCATGCCGCACTACGAGATCACCCTCGAACTGCACTGGCCGGTCCGGCAAACGTCCAGCCCGGTCGCGGAGCAGGAACAGCAGGCGTTCAGGAACGCTATCGACCTGCTGATCCAGCGGATCAGGGGCCCGCTCGGGGATAAGACGCACGGCGGGTTCCTGTCCGTCGGCGAGGATCCGCGCTCCCCGGGCGTGCGTGTGGTGATCGAGCCGCCGTGGACGACGATCCCGGCCGGCAAGGAACTCCGCGCGCTCATCACGTACTACGCAGACGACTTGGAGATCAACGACTGACCCGCCGTTCCGGCGCCGGATCGTAGCGGGTGCCAGCTCCCCGGCACCGGCCGGAACGACGTGGCCGGCGGCAGGCGTGACTCTGACCGCCGCCCTTGCACCGGCACACGGCCACGCGAATGGCCGGCCCGATCGACCTTACAAGGAGATCCCGTGCCTGACGTGCTCGACGTGTCGGTGCCGCTCTCGCAAACCACCAACGGCTCCGCAACCACCGTCACCTGGACCGTCATCTATGGCCCGGATGATCCGCCGACTGCTGCGGTGCCTGCCCGGCCCGGGCCGCCCCGCCCATTCTTTCCGCCTATCGAGGAGGCCGCATGCCCCGACAGCGAAACGACACCGGCAGCGTGCTAGTGGCCTTCGACCTGGACGGCGAGGCACGGAACATCGGACCGGGTGATGAGTTCGACTGCTCTCTCCCAGTGCCCGGCTGCACACCCGTGGACCCCCCCGGGGCGCGGGTACCGCCGGTCATCCGGCCTTCCGTCCCGGCCACTAAAGTGCACGACGACCCGGAGACGGGGGACCCGCGATGACCTATCTGTCCCGGCTCGCCAAGCTCGGCGGCGCCAAGGAAGGCACCCAGTACCAGTACACGGCGCCTGCCTTCAGCGTCCCGTTCACCAGCGCAAAGTTCAACGACAACATCGTCCCCATCCGGGACGAGTCGATGCGGGCGAACGATGTGAAGCTCCAGGGCATCAACCAGGGCCCGTGGACAACCTCATGGGAGATCGAGGCGAACGGCTACCCGGACCTGCTCGGGTATTTCCTCCGCGCCATCATCGGCCCCGACACGGTGACCGCTGGTGTGTCAACCACGCTGGCCTCAAACTGCGTGGCCGGGGCGACGTCGCTGTCGATGACCGCGAACCCGGGCAGCAACAGCATCATCCAGATCAATGATGCGACCGGCATCAACCTGGAATGGGTGCAGCTCGGCACCGTCACCGGAACCGGCCCCTACACCTGCCCCGTGGCCACGCCGGCCACAGGCACACGGTTCGCGCACACCGCCGCCGGCGGGGCTGTGCTGTCCCAGAGCACGCATGTGTTCACCCAGAACCGGACCTTCACCACGGTCTGGCCGACCTACAGCTTCACCACCGATGACGGTCAGGATCAGCTCGGCTGGCCCGGCTGTGTCATGTCCGAACTCGGCATCAAGATCGACCCGAAGGGGTTCATCACCTGCTCCCCGAAGTACATGGGGTTCCCGTCGATCACCGAGGCGACGTTCTCGTATGCGGCGTCGGCGGTGCAGCCGGTCGTCGGCTGGGGCTGGACCGTGAGCAACCCGGGTGCCTCAACGCGCGGGCTGACGATGGACATCACCCTCAAACGGGAGATCGAGGCCATCCAATCGTCGGATGGGACGCAGGCACCGCGGGAGATCTTCCCCGGCCCGCTGGAGCTGGACGGCTCCTACAAGGCGGTTTACGACAACGCCAACGACATGGCCAACTTCAGGCAGTACCTGCAGACCGGGACGACGCATCTGCTGACGCAGCCGGTCACCTCGGGCGGGCAGTCGCTGCAGATCGAGATGGCCAAGTCCGGCTACACCACCGGTGAGGCGGATCTGGGCTCGCTGTACGTGTCGCTGTCGCAGGCCGTCTCGGCGATCGGGAACACGAGTGACGGCGGCCTGACCACCGTGACCCTGAAGAACTACGTCAGCACCTCCTACTAGCAGGAAGTTTTCCTTACCGTGGCATACGCCAACCGCGTCATCACGAAGCACTTCACTGAGCTTGTGGAGCCCGGCGATGACATCTGGGTGACCATCCGCAACCCGCAGCTCATGTCCCCCGGCGAGTTCACGTCCAGCGAGGCAGACCTGGAGACCGGGCCGGACGGGCAGCCGGTCGCGAACGAGGCGAACAAGCGGGCCGTGAACCGGCTCGGCGCCAAGCTGATCATCGGGATGCGGGTGTATGACCCGACCGCCCCGATCGAACTGGACGACCACGGCAACCCGCTGCCCACCGCAGAACCGGTGCTGCTGCCGGCCAAGCCGGCAGCCGAGGACGTCGCGAAGTTGCCGATGGGAATCATCAACTGGCTGGCTCAGGAGCTGGCCAGGGTAAACCCTCAGCAGACCCCGGAGAGCCCGGGGGCTACTGGGAATCCGTCCTAGCACCCGCCGAGTCGATTTACGACGGGACGTGGGCGCAGGACTGGATACCGGCGGAGGTCCGCGACTTCGAGCTGATGGGCGGCCTGCGGATCGCCTGGTCCTGGTCGGAGCTGCAGGAGACCCCGGTGTATGTGCGGCGGTTCTGCTGGGACCTCAAGCAGATCAAGCAGCGGTGCATCAACCAGCGGACGGAGCGCGGCCGTGGTTAACAACGCTGCTGCGGAGGTGGCCGCGAACCTGCGGGCCATCCAGGCGCGCGCCCAGTCCGACGCCCCTATCGCCGCGGTGAAAGCGCTGACGGCAGCCGCTGAGACGACGGTGAAACTGGCGCTCACCGCCCGGTCCCACGCCAAGGGCGTGGGCATCCGGACAAACTCGCCGCCGGGCGCCCCGCCCGCGAAGGTGTCCGGGGACCTGGTGAAAGGCATCCACCGGACCCCGGCGGAGGCCATGGGGGCGGGCATGGCCTCCCAGGTGCTCGGTTCCACGACGGCCTACGGGGCTGTGCACGAGTTCGGGCCGGTCACGATCCGGGCGAAGAACTTTCCCCAGCTCGGCAACCCGGAGGTGGGGTTTTTCGGCCCGGTCGTGAAGATCCCGAAACGGCCATGGATGAAGCCGTCCGTGGAACTGCTGATCACCTCCGGGGCGGGCTCGAAAGCCTGCATGACCGCCTGGGCAGCCGCCATCTTCGCTTAGCTTCCCGGGGGCGGTGGGCGTCATCCCGAGTCTCCCCCCGGTCGAGCAGGTCTTCACAGTCTCCGCCGGCGAGTTCATGGCCGGCATCAGCGAGATGCTGGAAGGGGTCGAAAAGCTAGCCGCCGGGATCGATGAGGTGGCAGCTGCGGCGGACCGGCTGAGCGCGGCCGCGGATGTGGCCGGGGAGGCTGACGACCGGCTCGCGGCGGGGATCGATGAAGTCGCCGCGTCCGCTGACCGGCTGGCCGTGGCCGCGGACATCGCCGCCGATGCTGACGAGCGGCTGTCGGCGGCGGAGCAGCTCGCGGCGATCGACGCGGAACGCCAGGCCGCCGCGGTTGACGCGCTGGTCGCCTCGTGTGAGGAGACCGTCGCCGCAGTCGATGAGGCCACGGTTGCGATCGACCGGGAAACGGTCGCGCTGGAAGAATCCGGCGACGCCGCCAAAGACACCGGGGCGGAAGGCCTGGCCTTCGGCGGCATGATGAAGACTGCGCTGCTCGGGGTCGCTATCGCGGCCGGGATCGGGATCGAGCAGGCCGGGAAGTTCCAGCAGGGAATCACGCAGCTCCACACCCAGGCGGGGGTTGCCACCAGCCAGCTGGGCACCCTCAGCCAAGGGGTACTGAAGCTGGCGGGGGCGGTCGGGCAGGGCCCGGAGTCGCTGACCGAATCCCTGTACCACGTCGAAAGCAACATGGCGTCGCTGGGGATCTCCAGCGCGAAGGCCCTGAACATGGTTCAGGTCGCGGCCGAAGGCGCCGATGTGGGCCGCGCGTCCCTGGTCGACGTCACCAACGCCCTCACCGCCGCCGTCGCGTCCGGCATCCCCGGCGTACAGAATTACCAGCAGGCAATGGGCGCCCTGAATGCCACCGTCGGTGCCGGTGACATGCAAATGCAAGACCTGGCCGACGCGATGGGCACTGGAATGCTCGCCGTCGTGAAAGGCTACGGCCTTTCATTGACCGATGTTGGCGCCGCGCTGGCGACATTTGGCGACAATAACATTAGAGGGGCTAAGGCAGGCACCGATTTGCGGATGTCTGTGCAGGCCCTGGCTGTGCCGATGGCAACCGCAGGAGCGCAGCTCAGCGCACTGGGCATGAACAGCAAAACGCTCTCCACTGACATGGAGAACGGCGGGCTCATGAAAGCCCTAGACGACCTTACCAACCGGTTCCATAAAGCGGGAATAACCGCTAAAACCGAAGGTGAGGTAATCACCACCCTCTTTGGCAAGAAGGCCGGGGCGGGTGTGTCGATCCTGCTGGAGCAGATGAGCCGTCTCCAGTCCAAATACCCGCAGATCGAAAAGGCCGCTGGTGATTTCGGGAACGCCTGGCAGGGCCAGCAGAAGACTCTTTCCCAGCAGTGGGCCGACCTCAAAAACGGGGTGGACGCGCTTGCGATCTCGTTCGGGGAGAAGCTTCTGCCTGTGGCCACGAAGGTGGTCGGCGCGCTGGCTAAGTTTGCGAACTTCCTGGAGAAGAATCCGGCACTGGCTGCGTTCGCGGGGGCGCTCCTCGCGGTCGCAGCCGCGTTCAAACTCGTTGCTACCGCTGAGGCACTGTTCGACGCAGTCACCGATGCGAACCCGGTGATGCTGGTCCTCATGGCCGTGATCCTGCTTGCGGCCGGCCTGTACGAGCTGTACAAGCATTGCAAGCTGGTCCGGGATGCCGTGGCCGACGTCGGGAAGTTCTTCAAAGCCGCTGGCCACGACATAGCAGACGCCACCGATGCTGTCCGGGAAACGGCCATACGGGCCGGTCACGACATAGAAGCAGCCTGGCATGACATAAAAAACGGCGTTGATGCTGTCCGGGAAACCTTCATCCGGGCCGGTCACGATATAGAGGCGGCCCTCAATGCGGTAGCGAAATGGATTTCCGGTCACTGGAAGGAAATCCTCGCCTGGCTGGTCGATCCGGTCGGCATGGCGGTCTTCGAAATCCGGACCCACACGCACGAAATCGCGCAGGCGTTCGATAAAATGCGTCATGATGTCGCCGCAATTCTTGACGACGCGCGCCACGACGTTTCCGCCGCATTCGATGATGTGCGCCATGATATCGCGGCATTCGCTGACTGGGTGCCGCGGGAAATAGAGGACGCCTGGGATACAGCCCGCCACGACACCATGTCATTCCTCGATGGGCTGCGCCACGACATTTCCGCCGCGTTCGACTGGCTGGGCAGCACAACACGCTCGGTGATATCCGACGTGGTCGGCTTCTTTTCGAAGCTGCCGGGGGAGGCGCTACGTGAGCTGGAGGCCCTTCCCGGGCAGATGCTCACGGCCGGGAAGAACATTATCAACGGGCTGATTAATGGGATAAAGAACGCTGCGGCGGCCATTCCGGGCATTATGAAGGGCCTGGCGTCCGACGTGGAGAGCTACTTCACCGACCCGCTGAAGATGTTCTCCCCGTCGCGGGTGTTCTTCCAGCACGGCGTCAACACCCTCCAGGGGTACATCAACGGGCTGCGGTCGATGACCCCGCAGGTGCTTGCCGCGATGCACGAGATCGGCGGCCATGTCGCCAGCGGCGGGATCGGTGCTGCGGGCCTGGCCGTCGCCGGCGGCACTGCGGCCGGCGGGGGGACCGGGGGCGGGACGTCGATCGGGCCGATCACTCTGACCGTCAACGGGTTCGTCGGCAACCAGCAGGAACTGATGCAGCAGCTCTACTACCAGTTCCAGCAGATCGTGCTTCAGCAAAATCGGCGCAATAGCGTCAACGGCCTGTCCCTCACGCACCCGTAACCAGGCAGAGGGGGCGGGGCCGCCGTGACGTCTGTGATCAGCCAGTGGACTGGCGGGTTCTCCTACCTGTCCGGCTATTTCACCCCGGAGCCGGCTGGCCAGTCCGTTGACGTGCCGGTAAGCAACACAGGCGACAGTGACAACTGGCTGTTCGCGGTGTGCGCGTGGCAGACCCCCGCCACGTTCGGGTCCACCGTCGCGGTCGGCGACGACGCGCACAACTGGTGGGAACCATTGGGTGCACCCACCGGGACGAGTCCGGATGATGGGATCACCCGCTGCTCGGTGTGGGCGGCCCCGAACCCATCCGTGGCCGGGAACGTCTTCGTAAGCCCCAACGGGTACTGCCAGGCCCTCATCGCGTTCGTGTTCGAGGTTCAGGGCATGAGCCCGTGGCTGGACGTGCCCGGCGTGGTCACCGCGTACGCGAACGATGCCACCGCGCTGTCCGGGCTGGCGCTGGCCGCCCCGGGGTCGCAGGCGCTGGTGCTGTCGGTGTGCGCGACGGACAAGACCACCGCGACCGTCACCGGGCCGGGCGCCGGGTGGACGGCGCTGCCTGCACAGTCGTGGAGCAACGGTGTTGACCACACCTCCGACATCACCATCGCCACCAGCTATCAGGTCACGTCCGCTGCGACCGCCGCAGCGTACACAACAAGCGGGACCGCGGACCTGGCCGGCCTGATGGCCGCGGTGCTGATCAGCCCGGCGGCACCGTTCGCCCCGTCCCAGACCTGGCCGCACATTCAGTTCCAGCTCGGCTTCGGGGCCGGGGTGCAGACCCCATGGGATCAGGTCACCTGGACGGATGTAACCGGCCGGTTCCGGGGCATGACCACCCAGCGCGGCAAGCAGTACGAGCTCGATTCGGTGCAGGCGGGGACGGTCAACATGACCCTCTCCAACAATGACGCTGCGCTGACCCCCGAAAACAGTGCGTCCCCGTACTGCCCGGATGTCACCGTCTACACGCCGGTCCGGGTGCTGGCGACCTGGCCGCCGCCCCCGGCCGCCGGCGCGAAAACCTATGTGGTGTTCCGCGGGTTCATGGAACGCTGGCCCCTCGCCCTGACCAGCAGCCGGTATCAGAACACGGCCGGGGTCGCCACCGACGTGTGGGCGCTGATGACGCCGCTGCTGAACACGATCACCCGCGCGGAGATCCTCCTCGATCAGCCGTTCGCCTACTGGACGATGAGCGACGCCGCCGGGGCACCGTACGCGGCGAACCTGGCCCCCGGCAACATGAACCCGCTGCAGGTCATCCAGTCCAAGTACGGGATCGGGTCAAGCACTGTCAGCTTCGGGAACGACCCATCGGATCTGATCATCGGTGACCCGTCCGGCACCGTGTGGGCCCAGTCGGGGCTGACCAGCGGGCAGGGAAGCGACGGGTACGCCCTCGTCTACAGCGACTCCGGGCTCCCGTCCCTCGCTGGCGGGGTGACGGCCGAAGGCTGGTTCCAGGTCTCGAACTCCAACCCGGCAGTGGTCGGGTGGACGCTGATCATCCTGAAGAACACCGCCACCCCCATGTTCAAGGTGTGGGTCCGGGCATCCGACGGCGCGATGATGGTCACCGCCTGGGACAAAACCACCCACGTGAGCACGAACACTGTCGTCAACAGCGCCCAGTCGTGGGCGGACAGCACCTTCACGCATGTTGCGCTGCTGCTGACGCAGAC